TGGTCATGACGCGGTGGGGCGAAGCCGATTGGACGGCTCGTCTCCTGCGCCAACAGGCCATGGACCCCAAGGCCGATCAGTGGGAAGTGGTGGAGTTTCCGGCTATCTTTGATAGCGGGGAGCCGCTTTGGCCTGAGTACTGGAAGCTGGAGGAACTTGAGAAGATCAAGGCCTCGATCTCTGCTTCCAAGTGGCAGGCGCAGTATATGCAGAGCCCGACCTCTGATACGGCGTCCATTCTGAAGCGCGATTGGTGGAAGGTGTGGGAAAAGGAGGACGTGCCGCGGTTGCAGTACGTCATCCAGAGCTACGACACCGCGTTCCTCAAATCACGGACCGCGGACTTTTCCGCCATCCAGACGTGGGGCGTGTTCTTTCCCACAGAGGATTCGCCGCCCAATGTGATCCTTTTGGACGCGAAAAAGGGGCGGTGGGAGTTTCCTGATCTGAAGCGCATCGCTCTGGAGGAGTATCGGTACTGGGAACCGGAGACCGTGCTCATCGAAGCGAAGGCCTCGGGCATGCCGTTGACGCAGGAATTGCGACACATGGGCATTCCTGTGGTAAACTTTACGCCTTCGCGTGGGAATGATAAACATTCTAGGGTCAATTCTGTGTCCCCTCTGTTCGAGTCGGGGCTTGTTTGGCGTCCTGATACGTCGTGGGCTGAGGAAGTGGTCGAGGAATTGGCGGCTTTTCCTTTTGGACAGAACGACGATATGGTGGACTGCGCCACTCAAGCACTGATGCGTTTCCGTCAGGGCGGGTTCATTGGGCATCCAGACGATCTCCAGATGGAATCTGTGAGGCGTCCTTCAAATAGGGTCTATTACTGATGGCCATCGCTCCACGTTCCAATATCGATAAGGGTCTGCTTGAGGCCCCCGAAATGTCCGAAGACGTCGAAGGTGGCGTGGACATGGAAATGGAGGACGAGGATAGCCCGGAAGGCCCTTATTCCATCGAGGAAGACGAGGAAGGCGGCGCAATCATCACTTATGAGGGTGGTGAGAACGCAAAGGACATCACCTCGCTGGGCTTTGGCGACAACTTGGCGGAAGTCTTGGACGACGGTTACCTGTCCATGATCTCGAAAGAGCTGGGCCAAGCCGTCGAAGACGACGATGAGGGCCGTGAAGAGTGGAAGAAGGTCTACGAAGAAGGCCTCACACTGCTCGGTATCAACTATGAGGACCGGACAGAGCCGTTTGAAGGGGCTACCGGGGTCACACATCCCGTGTTGAACGAGGCTGTGACGCAGTTTCAAGCCCAAGCCTACAAGGAAATGCTGCCCCCGAACGGTCCTGTGCGCTCACAGATCGTCGGACAGGTCACTCCCGAGAAGGAGCAGCAGGCTGATCGCGTCAAGAACTTCCTCAACTACTATATCACGACCGAAATGGAGGAGTACGACCCCGAGTATGACCAGATGTTGTACTATCTGGGCTACGGTGGCTCGACTTTCAAAAAGGTCTACTACGAAAGCGACGTGCAGCGCGCTGTTTCGCCCGTCATTTACCCGAATGACCTGATCGTTCCCTACCATGCGCGCGATATCCGCACCGCGGAGCGCGTAACGCATGTCCTGCGCCTCTCTCCGAACGAATTGCGCAAGCAACAGGTGTCCGGTTTCTACCGCGACATTGAATTGCAGGAGCCGACAGAGGCTGAACGCGATCAGGTTGAGGAAAAGGTCGATAAAATCACGGGCATCGAGCCGGGATCGAAGCCTGACGTCTATCGTCTCTACGAAATCCACACCAATCTTGATCTGGAAGGGTTCGAGGACCGCGATTCAGAGGGCGAGCCCACTGGTATCAAGCTCCCATACATCGTCACGATGAATGCGGACACTGGCGACATCCTTGCTATCCGCCGCAACTACAGCGAGAAGGATCGCAAGAAGCGTCCTCAGCAGTATTTCGTCCACTATAAGTTCCTTCCGGGTCTCGGCTTCTACGGCTTCGGTCTCGTCCACTTGCTCGGCAATCTGTCGCGCTCTTCGACGTCCATTCTGCGCCAGTTGATTGACGCTGGTACGCTGTCGAACCTTCCTGCTGGCTTCAAAGCCAAGGGCCTGCGCATCCAAGACGAAGGCTCGCTGTTGCAGCCGGGCGAATGGCGTGACGTTGACGCTCCGGGCGGCTCGCTTCGCGAAAGCCTGTTGCCGCTTCCCTACAAGGAGCCAAGCGCAACACTGATGCAACTGCTCGGGTTCTGTATTTCCGCGGCTGAAAAGTTCGTGGGGACCAAGGACCTCGGAATGACGGATTCCAATCAGGAAATGCCTGTTGGAACCACGATTGCTTTGTTGGAGCGTGGCTCACGTGTGTTGAGCGCGGTCCACAAGCGCCTGCACTACGCCCAAAAGCAGGAACTGAAACTGCTGTCCCGCGTTATACGCGACACGGTAGGTGCCTATCCCTATGACGTGGCTGGTGGCCGTCAGATCTTCGTGCAGGATTTCGACGACAACATCGATATCATCCCCGTCACGGACCCCAACATCTTCTCGATGACGCAGCGCATCTCGCTGGCGCAGGAGCAACTCCGTCTTGCTCAAGCTGCACCGCAGATGCACAACCAATACGAAGCCTATCGCCGTATGTATTCGGCGCTGGGTGTGCAGGACATCGATCTGATCTTGCCGCCTCCGCAGCAGCCGCAGCCGGAAGGTCCGGCGATGGAAAATGCGCGGGCGATGGTTGTGCCGAACGGTGCGCCGCAGTTGAAGGCGTTCCCTCAACAGGATCATCAAGCGCACATCATGTCGCATATCGCGTTCATCAAGTCGGCTCTGATCCAGACGTCGCCTCAGGTGTATGGCGTGTTGCTGTCGCACGTGTTTGAACACGTGTCACTGATGGCAAACGAAACCGTCATGCAGCAAGCGCAGCAGATGATGCAGCAGGCTCCGCCAATGATCAATCCGATGACGGGTCAGATAATGCCGCCACCTCCGCCTCCGGTTGAATTGTTGCAGAAGGCTGCGGCAGCGGAAGAAGCGCAGATGATTGAAGCTGTCATGCAGCAACTCTCACCTCAGCAAGCGGAAGATCCGTTGATCAAGTTGCAGCAGCGCGACCTCGATATCCGCGAGCAGGCTGTGAAGTTGAAGGCTGAAGAAGCCGCACTGCGCATCGATCTCGATGAGCGCAAGCTTCAAGCAAAGCAGGCTGAAGAACAGAACCGTCGGTCATCGACGGAAGACATTCAACAGCTTCGCGCAAACGTCTCTCTTGCTCGCGCCCGTGAGGCAAAAAGGCCTGCTCAATGAACCCGATGGAGCTCTTCTCCTCGCTGGAATCCCGGTACAAGCTGCCGCAGGGATACCTTGGCCGCGTCTATCAGGTTGAGAGCGATAGCGGAAAGAACCTCTACAACGAGAAGAGCGGAGCTAGGGGTCCGTTCCAATTCATTCCCAGCACAGCGCGGGGCATGGGCTTGGAAAACCCGAACGATCTGGGACAATCTGCTGAAGCAGCGGCACGTCTGGCTGCGCAAAACCGCGCTTATCTGCAAAGCAAAGGCATCGAGAATGTCGATGGCCGCGTTCTCTACCTTGCCCACAATCAGGGCGCAGATGGCGCGTATCGTCTGCTGACGAACGCCGACAAGCCTGCCGACAAACTGGTTGGCGAGAAGGCTGTCACTTGGAACTCCGGCAAAGAAGGCCAGCCCGCTGGTGAATTTGCTACGACCATCATGTCCAAGTACGGCGAAGGAGAAGGCGCTACAGCGTCCGCTCCATATAGCGCACTTGGTGAAACGGCACCTGTTTCTGAAGAAGGAGCCGCTGCGGCCGGAGAAGATCGTCGCGCTTCGCGTCGCGAAACCTATGCGCTCAACACCTTGATGGGTTTGACGAAGGAGTTGGAGCCAAAACAAGCGCCGCTTCTGGCTATTCCGCGCTTGTCGTATGCGGATGGGGGCATCGTCAGTCTCGTCAAGGAAGCAGAAGACGTCCGTGCCGCAGGCCGGAAAAACGACACCGTGCTTGCGCACATCACTCCGGAAGAAGCCCTCTTCTTGAAACGCCTTGGCGGCGCTGGAACCATCAACCCCAAGACCGGACTGCTTGAGTTCGATGACGGCGGCGGGGGCGACGGTGGGGGAGATAGCGGTAGCGGCAGTGATAGCGGCAGTGATAGCGGAAGCGATACCGGAGGGTATGGCGGATACGGCGGCGGCTGGGGAGATGATAGCAATAACGCCAGTGATACAGGCGGTTGGGGTAGTTGGGGTGGCAACTATGGCGGATACGGCGGCGGCTGGGGGGACGACTCCGGAAACCAAGGCGGTAATGAAGGCGGTAATGAAGGCGGTAATGAAGGCGGCAACCTTGGCGGCGGCTGGGGGGACGACTCCAACAACCAAAACAGCGATTATGGCGTAGAGTTTGATCTGTCCAATTTCACTTCAAACGAGCCACAATCCAACCCGGAAGCAGAAACCGGGGCAAATTATGATGTCTCCAACTTCCTGTCGAACTCTCCTTATGCCGACACTCCGGCAGAGTTCACTGCGCCTAGCCCAACGACAGAGGCTCTTTCTCCTGACTACGTGTCCACGTATGTCAACGTCGATCCGCAGTTCACGCAGGAATTTGCACCGGAGGTTCTCTCAGACCGTTCCGTTGCGGCTCCGTCTTTCAATGTCACTTACGACCCTGTTGATCCGCAGTTCCAAAGCATCTTTGAACCGGAATTTCTGACCCAGACAATCAACAACCAGACCCTGTCGTTTGCCGCTCCGGAACTTTCCGGTCGTGTTTCGGGATACGTTGGACCCACC